ATCACCTCGATATCATCAAGGGATTGGCCGGTGACGATAAAACGGTTTGTCAGGTCGGAAAACTTGTCGTTCGGCGTGAAGTCGATCAGCTTGCTCTTGTCGGTGTAGGCGTTGCTAACGGCCTTCGTTGTATCGATCCGCCTGGCCGTAACTTTGCCATCCATATCCGTGATAACGAAGTATTTAAATCGGTTCGCCAGGTCGTGGACGATATCGGAGAGGTAGGTATCAATCCACATCGCATCGAACGTGAAGCGGTCCGTGAAGGTGGGCAGGTTGAAGTCGTCATCGGTCAGTGGGGTATTTGCCTTGACGATCGCCCTGATCCCGTCATCGGGATAGCTTGTTGCTAATTGTGTGGCGGCGATCTGCGCCATCTCCCAGAGGCAGGTGATGTCTTCACAGGACACATCGAGGATCGGATACTCGCCGCGCTGGTAGCGCAGGGCCAGCTCGCGGATGATATAGACGCCCTGGTTCGCCCAATATTCCACCCCGTCCACTAGTTCGCCGAGCTTGGCCGAGACTGAACTGCCCTTTGACAAGTAGTAATTGAGGATGGAGGCGGAGTTTTGCGGGTCGAAAAGGTGACCGTGGGATAGTTTGAAATGCAGGGAGCTTGGCACACCTTCCAGGCTCCACTCGAATTCTGTTTCGTCGGTCAGGTATTTTTGCAGGGAAAGTTGTGCGCCGGTTTTTCCCCAGGATACCGGGAACGCTGTGGCGGCATTATCAGTCCATGTTGCCCACACCGCGTCGTCCTCTGTTACGGCAAGCCTGCCGGCCACGTTTTTGTAGCCATGAACGAGCGTTTCCGGTGCACCAAAGGCCCAATCGGTTGTTTTGACGCCTGTGGCATACTTCAAGCGGGTCGCATCGCCACTACGAGGTAATAGATAAAAAGTGCCGTTGCTCTTTGCCCCCAGGTACACATCATTGATCGGGTCATAATCAAGTATATACCAGTTGTTATCCACCGGCGCCGGTGCTGATCCGTCAACATTATAATCCACATATTCCCATGTATAACCCTCATAGTTGAAGACAACGGGATTTTTATATGCGGCAATGATAAATTCTTTTGTGGCTTCACACTTTCTCATTGCCCCATAGTAAGGGACTCCCCCCGGAGGTGTCCCTGAACTAAACAGATTTTCCCTGGGTAGTGGATATGGGGATATATGATACATCATATTATCGTTTAATAGATTTATTTCAAGAATGTGGTACTTGTATTCCTCACCAACAACATTAGAGCCCATCGGCGTACAAAAGATCGTATTGCCGATCAGGTGAGCATCCAGTATGCCTTTTACGGGGAAGTTTGTATATGTTGCCTTGTAGTAGGCTTTATAGATAGCATTGTTGCGGATGTCGATAACGTGCATACTTCCGCCCCATGTGCCACTGGCACCCCAAACCAACAATAACCCCTCATCCGGATACGCCCTGAAACACTTGGTCACCTGATCATTGCCCGCATGGATATTTGCCGTAACTAAGTTGGTAAACTCGTAAGTTGGTCCTGTTTGATCGAGGTCTATATACCCGAATTGGTATGCAGAATCATAAATGTAGTTGTTTGGCATATGGACATAAAGGCGGTTGTTTTCAACATCAACCCAAGCCCCGCCGACTGCGGTATTACCATCTACTGTGTAGGGAGTCCAATTTACATTTTTTTCATGACCCGCACCGTAATTAGTAGTTTCAGGAAAAAAGAAAAAAGATCGGTAGTTATCATTATCAAAATCAAGTAGACAAATACCAGATTGTTTTACTATCGGCATTAAGCCTAATGCGCCCTGCTGTCTCCCTGCGTAACCACCGCCGGAAACTGTAAAATATGCAGGCAAGACTGGCACATTAAAACCACTATAACACTTGTCAATGGTCCATGTGGCAAGGTCAACCTTCATGCCCCCATTAAAACCATTGTCATATGCCATTGCATACAGTTTGCCGTTGGGTATGTCCAACCACTGGTCAGATACATTAAGGGAGAGTGCTCCACCACCAAAAGCGGTACGTCCCACAACCCACCCTGTTGTGGTGTTGGTCATCGACAGGTAGGAATTATATTCGTGCATAGCAATGAACAGGGAGCCGTCAGATTTCTGCACAACGTCAGGAAAATAGTAATCCCGGCTTTTTAGTGTTGTGTCTGTCAATGGCAGAGCATCAGCCCAGGTGATCAGGTCTGTGCTGGTGGAATAATAGATGTTGTAAATACTGCCCGTGTCATCGATGTACGCCTGATAGGACAGAAACATCATGTAGGATCCATCGGCCAGCTTAAAAACCTTCACGTCCCGTATTATTTGAGTGGCAACCAGACCGCCAATCGCAGGGGTGGCATCCGAATGAATAACAGTTTCGGCGCTCCAACTGGTAAAGTTTGTCGATGTCCTCATTACGAGTTCGTTGTTCGGCTTTATATATATCAAGGTAAAGTCGTTATCCCCGCGCTTAACCACCGATATGCTTTGCACCACCGTTGTTGTGTTCCAGATGGTGTCACTAGAAACTTTAACACCGGAAGAATTGACAACGTGGGCGTACAGTCCATTTGACCAGCCAGGGTCATTGAATACTATGATGCCGATATCCCCATTGGCATTCAGCACCACGGCATCGAGCATCAGTCCGTTTGTGGAGTAGGTATAATCCAGTGCCGGAATAACCCGGTTTCCAAATGCCGTCCTGTCCACATCAGAAAAGGCTATGCCTATGCCGGCATCACCGTAATTGTAATCAACATTGTGTATGAGTGCTATCCGGCCATCCGGCATGACTAGCATTTTTGGGTATCTTTGTTTGCCACTAACCGGGATGACTCCGGGGTTTTTCGGGAATGGTAGATCGTCAACGCTACGGCGTACGATCAGGTCGCAGAGCGGATGCCGGGATTGGCTGGATTGGGCGGCGAGTAGGGTTGCGTCGAGAGTTAATGCCATTAGGCCACCTCGGACATGATGAGCAGGGTCAGCTTTACTTCCTTGCGCAAGAAGGCATCGTCGACACCGATGTGGTATTTGCCATCCAGACTCATAATATTTACATTGTAGGTTTTGCCAGAGCCGTCATTTGGATTGAAGACAACCGGGGCATCAGTTACGTAAATAGCATCGAGGCTGTCAAAATCGCTGGCCGATAGGTAATCCCAGCCGATTTCTATTACCTCGCCGATTATACTTACTCCCCAGGAAAGGTACGCTACGCTGGAGTATGTCTCGACCGCTGCGGCAGACTTGCCTGGCCGAATCATGGGGCGGTCGCTTGGCTCTCGCGCTGGAGTAAAAGATCCGATAACTATGTTTGCCATTAGCTGTGGTCCCTCACGTATTTTCTTACCACTTCCTCAACTTCTCTTCTGAGGCCGGAAGTATATTTTTTACTGCCTTCCACGGTGAGCGGCATGTGAATGGTCAAGGACGATCCTCCGCCTCCAACCGCCCGAACGCCGAGCTTGCCGCTTTTGTCCCTGGCTAAGGGGAAGATGCCTTCCGGATCGCTGCCTTCGCCCATTACGCCCAAGGCATCACCGTAGGCGAATTTGAAGAAGGTAGGTTTTGAAACTACCTGGCCGGAGTATTGTGAGAGTGATGGAGATGCGAAGGCGTTGCCGTTGGCATTATTCAGCCAATCCAGTGTGCTCACGCCGTCGATGACCGTCTGGCCGCTTCCACCGCCGAACATACCGCCAATCGATCCGATAAAGTCACCCCATCCGCCGCTTTTGCCCATCAGACTCGCCATGGTCATTTGCGCCATCGTGTCGGCCCACATATTAATCAACGAATCCATGAATGAGGAAAAGTAATCGGAGAGATCTTTTAACTCACCACGCATGCCATCCCCGAACACTTCCGAGAAAGAGCTCTGCATACTGTTCGCGGAACCTTCCGCCAGGTCCGACATCTGCTGGAATGTCGGGGGCAGGGTTTTTTTGTACCTCTCGATGCCTTCCTGCCATCCTTGCGCTGCCGTGCCGTTATACGATTGGACGGCTTTCGATAGTCCTAGAATTTTTTGCCGGGTTTCCTCGACGGCTTGCGCCTGGGCCAGCCAACCTGAGGCGTCAGTGGCCTTGTCCATGGTGCCGAGCCACTGCTCCTGGACAGAGAGTAGTTCCTGATTGAGTGCCAGTCGCTGCTCGGCTGCTTCTGCTTCACTGATTTGGTTGTAGGCTTCGGCGGTGTCGACCAGGGAGAGTTGGTGACTTATCTCCGCCTCGCGGAGCTGCTGTTCGTTTACGAGCATCGAGGCGATAGCTTCGGCAAAGGTTTTCTTCTGACCAGTGATCCAGCTGGCATCCTCCGCCATTTTCTTTTGATCAGCTTCCCACCATTGCGCCATGTCGGATGAGAACGCTTTCAGCTCTGAGGTCATCATGGCGTAGGCACTTGGGAGCTTTTCGGTTTTGGCAGTTTTCTCTTTTTTAGTAGACCCCTCCGCGGACGTCCCACCCCCTGCAATAGTTGCGGTTTTCTTTGGCGCGAATTTGGCCTCGATGTCGTTTATCGTCGCGAACGCCGCTTCATCGATAATAGCCATCTGTCGCTTCAGTTCTTCCCGCCCGGCTTTTGTCAGTATCCCCTTCCATTTTGCATCATCAATGGCTTTCAATTTGTCCATGAACGCAAAATAGGCGACAGATGCTTGTTGGAGGGTCTTGATAAAGTCCACTAAAGGCATGATGCCATTATTGACAATGCCGATAGCGATGCCGGTAAAAGAGGTTTTTAACGTGGTCAGGTTGTCGTTAAACTGTTCCGCGGCCCTGGCAGCTTCACCGGTAAACACGACACCGAGCGCCCGCGCCTCTGTTGCCATATCTTTTAGGCCACTCGCACCACTGTTTAACATCGGTATAAGATCCGCTCCGGAGCGGCCAAACACTTTCATGGAAAGCGCGGTTTTTTCGGCACCGTCATCCATGGTCGAAAACTTCTCGGCCACATCGCGGAACACGTCGTCTGTACTGCGCAGTGTGCCGTCAGTATTTTTGATTTCAACGCCGAGGTCCTTGAATGAGCGTATCTGCTCTTTACCGCCCAGGCTGGCATCGCGCATGTTTTTGCTGAGCTGCTTCAGGCCTGTTCCGAGCTGATCGAGCGACACATCGGCCAGGTCTCCGGCATATTTCAGCTCGGACAACGCCTCCACGGAGACACCGACTTTCTGGGACATCTTTCCCATTTCATCGGCAGCATCAATAGTGCTTTTGATCCAGGCCGCAAACGCTCCAGCAGATAGGGTCACTCCCAGGCCCGCCATAACGCCCGCCAATGCCGAGAACTTTCCTTTTGCCGACTCGAGGTCGTTTGCCAGGCCACCAAACTGCCCTTTTAGTTCCCGGAAAGCCTGCTGCGTCTGATTCAGGGCCGTGATGACTATCTCGGTTTTATTTTGCTGGGTCATGGGTCTTTATCTCCCTGGTGCAGGTGGAACAATCTGCTTTCCCGGACTGCTTGCAGGCCTCGCAGTAGGCGTCTTCCGGTGTTTCTTCTTTGCCGCCGGTCATGAAGGCGATGACCGCCTCGCGGAACAGCAGCTCGCGCTTCCGGTGTTTCAGGTAGGGGGCGCATTCTCCAAGGGTATATCCCCAGAGGACTGCGTCTCGCCGGGTAATGTCTCCGTCGGTGAGATACACGCAGAGCTGTCCGACCCAGTCCTCGTTCTCATCATGCTGCGAACTTTGATTATCATCCCCGCCAGCTTTGTCGAGAGTGAAGCCACCGGGTTGCAGATAAAAAAATCCTCGATTACCTCGACAGCCGTTTCGGCTTCGATGGAAAACTCCAGCTCATCGGCCAGGGACTGCAGGTCCTTCTTCCTGGGCGACTCTCCTTCGGGCGTCAACACAACCGCCAGGGCCAGCGGGAGCCGGTCATCGAGGGCGGCCATAATATCCGGCACATTCAGCGGCGATGGCACGACCAGTCCGGCGATGACCTCGCGGATCTGCTTGACCTGCCCCAGCACCAGTGTTCTCTGGACGTAGGTTTTACCGCCTATTTCGTAACGCTTTTCTTTCATAATGTCCTTTCAGGATCAGACCTGCCAGGTTTTGGAAACCTGGCAGGTCCAGGGTGTTAAATGGTCGCCTGCGCATTCTTCAAGATCAGCTGAATGGCGGTGGCCTGGACGGAGTCGGAATAGTACGCTTCGAACGGTCCGCGATAGAGGATCCCTTTCGGCCCTTCGATAACCGGCGTTTCCCGGGAGAATTTCAGTTCAGGAATGAGCAGCTCGAGTGATTCGTTTCCGGCAGTACCAGCACCGGTGCCGTGCTTCCAAATGAGTTTCAGGCTAGTCTCGGTGAAGCGCAGCGCCTTGTTGAACATGACCAGGTCCTCGAACAGGGCGGTGATCGTGCCACTTACTTTGACGATGCCCTCGTTGATGCTCCTCCGGATTCCGCCGCCGCCGATGACATACGTTTCACCGTCCAGGTCGTTGTCGATGGTGATGTCTACACTCTGGACTACTGCGACATCGGCGCCGCCTTCCTGCAGCGTGCCGATGGAAAACCCGTCGAACGGTGAATGCCCCGGGTCGGTGTACGTGCCATCGATCGTGGCGCTGCCGAGGGTGCCATCCACCGTGGCTGCGCCGGTGCCGCCATCGGCGAGCGCTTCATCATTCTGGAAATCGCCACTGGTGTTGATGAGCGTCAGGAAGCCACTGGTGCCGCCGTCATTATCGCCCATGATCCGGCCGGTACTGGTGCTGGTTGCACCCGTTGCGGTCTGCCCCACGGCAAAGTTCCCGGTCTGGCCATCGTATTTCAGGGCCTGAGCTTCGAAGGCGCCCACCAGGTCGAAGGATATGTCCTGGTACCCTTCCGCTTTGGCGCTGATATTCACCCGGCTGATCTTGAGTCCCAGGTACAGGAGGTATTTCCCGAGGTCGGTGAAGCCTTTTTCCATCAGGAGCGACGGCAAATCGCCGACCTTCATGGTGTGGGTGTAGGGGGATGACGCTCCGGTGGTGGTATTGGATCCCAGCGCCGCCCGCAGCAGGGTGCCAATATTCGGGCAGAGCTGCGTTTTGATGCTGCCGGATACATCACGATTACCCCGGACCGGAGCCACCGGGTTACGGCTGTCGCGGATGATCTGGCTGGTGATGGTGTTAATCTTCTCCTGGATGGATTCGTTCTCGAAGTAGAGAAGGTTGAGCGCTGGGGTGGCCGGCATAGCGGCAAAGGTCGTCTCGACCTGGTAGCCCATTTTTCCTTTAGATCCTCTGGCCTGTGGCATGTTTTGTTACTCCTTTCGTCGTAACAAGGGGTAAGGGTTAAGGGGTAAGGGATAGCTAATCCTTTAATCCTTCAATCCTTTAATCCTTGCCGTTTTTATATTTCCCACTGATTGGTTCTATAGGTGACCGAAAACTTGACTATCCCGGCGCCGATGAGTTTATCGGCCTGCTCGAGGTTGATATCGTGACTGGGTGAAGAGGTGGTTTCCACCAGGCCACCGAAATACTCATCTGTGCCGAGGGCCTTGAACACGTCGGCGATCATGTTGCGCACCACGCTGCGGGTTGTGGAGCCGGAGGCGATCGCCTCGATGCTGAGATCCAGTCGGTGGGAAAACTTGCCAATGATGCCGCCGTCCTCGTTGACCTCCCCGGTCGTATCGTACAGGCACAGTGCCGGCAACTCTGTATCAGCCAAAGGCGTGGTGCGCCAGACGTAGACCCTCTGCCCGGCATTGGTGGCATAGCCACCGGTGGTGAGGATCGACTTCATCCTGGTTTCGATGGCGTCGACTATCTGCTGGCGCTTACTGCTCATTTATTCCGCCCTCCATACCAATGTCTCCGGCCGCCGCGCTGCCTTCCGTTCTGCGTCGGTTTTGGTCAGCTTCTTTGCCGCCCGGATCGTTGCCGCTTCACCGTGACCCCAGGAGGAATGATCGACCTGGACAGATACGCGGAATCCTGACCCTCGGCGCTCTTTTTTGAACCCGGTTATCATGGGGTTACAACTCGCCTTTCCGGCACTCTTCGTGCTCGATGCTCCGTTCGCAGTGCCCGGGGCCAAAGACTGTATCCACCGCCATCTTTGCAAACCGGCAGATCCATATATGTTGATTCCGGCCGATGCGTGAAGAGATGGTCTCGTCCGGGGATCCGGCAAAGAACATTACATTCAAGCCCTGGTCGATCCAGATGGCGATGTTTTTCAGGTAGCGTTTGATTACAGCCCGTACTTTGCCCGCTCTGATTTTCCCCATTGCCTGATCCCCTCGATGAAAACCTGGTATTCCATGATCAACTCCGGCTCTCCTTTCTGCATCTGGTACATGCCGGAGAGTTGACCGACGCTGATCCGGGTAAAATACATCTCGTCCTCTGAGCAATACTTCTCGCGGATCTTCTGCTGCATCCTGGTATAGATGAGCTGGCAGTGGGGGCTTGTGGCCTTGATCTGCTCTTTCAGCTCGTCAGTGAGGATCGGCTCCTCGATCTGGATCTGCTTCGGCTGCTCGTCGGAGAGTTTGCCGTCGTCCGGTACCGAAACATACGTGAACCCATCAGGCAGCGTGCAGAGTTCGGTGAGGCCTTCGCCTTGCGGGCCGTAGCTGGTGTAATCGTCCGAAACCTTTTGGTAGCGGTATATTTTGGCCATTGCTGCTCTCCTTGATGAGCCGCAGCATGTGCGGCAGTGAGTTGGTGCGACAGGCGTGTCCGAGGATCGAGGCTATCGATCTGGCGTTGCCGGTCCGTAAGGCTTTCTTGAATCGGTAGAGGCTGAACTTGCGGATGAACCGCTTGCCCTGCCAGGTGCGATAGCCGACGAAATTGACGCCACGGCGCACCTTCTGGATAGTGGATTTAGACAGCGTGAGACGGAGTGCGGTTTCCAGGTAGATGATGATCCGCTCCCGGTACTCGAGGCACTGCTCACGGGTCAGACCGAACAGGATAAAATCATCGACGTAGCGGACGTAGTTTTTCACCCCAAGGATCCGCTTGATAAAGTGGTCCAGTGGGTTGAGATATATCAGGGCGTACAGTTGGCTCAGCAGGTTGCCGATCGGGATCCCGGCCGGTCCGTCGCACTCGGCGTAGAGCATCATCAGGTCAACAAGTCGCTGGTCTTTGATCTTTCGTTCTATCAGCCAGTTCAGGATAGATCGGTCGATACTGTGGAAGAATTTCCGGATATCCAGGATCAGCGTGTAGCTGTCGGGATCGCATTTGCGCAGAGCTCGCTGGGTGTAATCACTGGCCCGGTGCGTGCCCATGCCGACTCGACAGGCGAAGGACTGGTCGATGAACGTGGCATTAAAGAGCGGGTAAACCACCCGATAGATTGCATGCTGTACGACGATGTCACGGAATGCCGGAGCGTGGATGATGCGTTCCTTCGGCTCGTAGACCTTTAAGGTGTAATACGGCCGCGGGCGGTAGGTGTCCGAGTGGATCTCCTGGTGGAGCATCTCCAGGTTGCGCCCGAGTGCTGTCTCGAAATCGAAGCAGGCACGCTTCTTCCGTTTGCCCTTGCGGGCATCGAGGAATGCCTGGTGCAGGTTTTCCCGGGTAAATATTTCGTTGAAGAGATTGCCGTGTCGTTTCAAAAAGTGCCATCCTGATGTTCGGAATGTCCTACCA